CTGAAGTTTTATATAAATGTGAAAATAACGATTGGAGGTAGATTACATGAGTGAACAAAAGAAGTATATGGACGTTGTAAGACTAGGACACCGTTCAACGATTGGCGTATTGAATGAAGGAGATCAAATTGTTATTCAAGAAAAGTTAGATGGTGCAAATGCCTCATTTAAAAGGGATGGAAATAGAATCTTAGCATTCTCTCGAAACACTCAATTGGATGAACACGAAACATTACGTGGCTTCTACCAATGGACACAAACATTAAATCCACTTGAGTTATTAGAGGGTGTGATATACTACGGTGAATGGCTAGTTAAACATAAACTAAATTATGGAAGTAATATGCAGCAATTTTATTTATTCGATATCTACAATGAATTCCTTGGAGAATATGTAGACTTTTTGATGGTTAAAGGTGAAGCTTCACGATTAAATATTAATTTAATTCCAGTATTTTATGAAGGTCAATATCAATCTTTTGAACACCTAATGTCATTTGTTGGTCAATCCCAATTAGGGAACGTTGGAGAAGGCGTGGTTGTCAAAAATGTTAACTATAAGGATCGGTTCGGTCATCAAAAATTCGTGAAATTAGTATCTGAAGGTTTTGCAGAAGTTCAAAAGCAAAAGTTACCCAAAGATCCTAATGCACCACAACCACCTGAATCTAAATTTGTTAACGAGTGTTTAACTAAGGCAAGAGTTGAAAAGTTGCTATATAAATTAGTAGATGAAGGTACTCTAGATGAACAGTTCAGTATTGAGGATATGGGAACAATTCTAAAGAATCTTGGTGGTAGAGTTTTTGAGGATATGATGAAAGAGGAATCAGACTCATTGCCACAAGAATATGATGAGAAGTTAATCCGAAAAGCAATCGGTGGAAAGTTAGCCCAGATTGTAAAATGTATTATCAGTGAGCGAGAATCGTTACAAAGCGCAGTCTAATATTCCAATCAAATAAACGATTTATGGGAATTTAATATAGATGTAAAAATATCATTTACAGTAATAAAAATATATGATAGTATAAGAAATGTAGAGAACAACTTGAAGGGTGGTGGTTGTGGAAAGGGGATCATGGAGATAGAGAATAGCATGAGACAGTAGAGATTAGATGAGGCAGCGAGATAAGACATAACATTAAACTATAATAAACTTGGAGGATTAAATACATATGAGTCAAGAACTAAGAAAAGCGATTAATAAGATTGAAGTAACTGGAGCAGTTAAAGAAAGTAAATTAAATAGTGGTAAAGGCGACAACGGTAATTACATCAATGGCTCATTAGTTATCAAAGCAGGAGAATTCACTGAAGTTGAAGTTAAAGTATTCGTAGCTGAAAAAACACAAGAGGGAAAAGTTAAAAAGGCATATGGCACATTGAAGCAAATCTTAGATAAAGATGTAAAAACAATGGCTGATGGAGCAAGTGAAGAAGAAGCTGTAAAAGTTCGTATTTGGGGAAATGGAGACTTTACACCTCAATTCAGAGAAGAAATGTACGTTACTGAAAGCACTCCAGACGAAGTAACAACACGACTGTCTCTTGATTTGGGATTTGGAAATGTCACTTTAGACGAAAGAATCACTCCTGAAGATTATAAAGCTACATTCGATGTAGAGTTATTCGTTGTAAAAATTGAAGAAGAGAAAAAAGGTGGAGAGGAAACAGGTCGAGTAGTTGTTAAAGGTTACACACCTGTTCATGGTGGATCAGTAATTCCGGTTGAAATTGTAGCAGGTGTTGTAGAAGACGAGGATGAATCCTTTGATTTCGCTGAACAGATTCGTGGAAGTGTAGGCGAACAGACCACTATCAATCTTTGGGGTAACATTGACTATAGATCAATCATTGTCCAAGAGAAAAAGGGTGGTGGATTAGGTAAAGCAAAAATTGAAGAGAAGCGTACATATGTGCATGATCTAGTAGCCACTGGTGGAGACATCATTGACGATGTAAATAAAGAGTTTGATGAAGAATTAATTCGGGCAGCCGTGGTTGAACGTGAGAATAAGAAACAAGAAGTGTTAACAAAGAGCAAGGATAAAGACAAAGATAAGGATAAGAAAGGTAAGGGATTGGGTTCTGGCTCCAAGGATTCTAAAGGTGGAAAAAATAAGATTCCTTTCTAAGATATAATATAGCAATACATAACGGTGTCTACCTGCTAAAAAGGTGGGTAGACACATATAAAATTAACAATAAAAATTACGATAAAAGAACTATTTTATAAAATAATTATACATTTGGAGGTAATTTAAATATGGCATTTGATTTCTTAGATGTTGTTGAATCAGTGGTTTCTGAAGGATTAGAAGGTAAAATTATAATGGTTTTTGGAGGGAACAATTTAGGTAAATCATTCCAAGGCACTAAGTTCCCCAAGCCAATGTTCATCCCACTAGAGCAAAATGGTTTGAATGCAATTGGTGGGGTTAAGAAACTTAAGATCCATGACTGGGCAAGTTTTAAAGATTTTACCGCTACAATGGTGAAAGAAAAAGGAATGTATGATCGATTAGTTAGAAACAATGCTGACCTAACTAATAATAAATTTCACCAATTTAAACAAATCTGCGAAACGCTAGTAGTGGATAGTTTAACTGCATTAGGAAAGTCATGTGAAAAGTTTATTGTTGACGGAGCAGATGTTCAAGAATTAGGTGATATTGGACACGGAAAACTTTACAAACGTAATGAAAATGAATTCTATCGAGTAGTTAATGATTTTATGAATCTTGGTTTCACGGTTCTTTGGATTGCTCACGAAGATTTTATCACAATTGATAAAGAAGAAGATATTAAGAAAAGTGTTCCAAAGGGTGATTGGAAACGAGTTGTAAAGCCAGTAATTGACCGTTGTGATGTTGTTGCATATCTTACATCCAATGGTGTAGATGAACATGGCAAGGTGATTAAATCAAGTGCATATTTAGCTGAAACTGAAGAATACTTCGCACGTAGTAAATGGGACAACATGGTTACATATCTTGAAGAGTTCACAGCAGAGAACCTTCAAAAAGCATTACAAGATGCAATCAATGAACAAAAGGAACATGGCGAAAATGTTGGTTCATTTGAGGATCAGTTACAATCCAACACTACACCAGAAATTGGATTTGATGAGGCAAAATCGCAAATTCAGGCGTTGGCAGAACAAATCTATGCCCATGATGATGAAGATATTGATGGTGATAACATGAAACGTTACTTTGCCATTGTTAAGGATCACCTTGGAGAAGACGCAACTGTTGCCGAATCTAAACCTAAACAAGTTGGTCAATTACGTTTAATCTTGTCCGAAGTACGAGACTTGGTTGAAGAATTAGGTCTGTAAATTTGAATACACAACAGAATAGAGGGATTTATTCCCTCTATTTTCATAATGGTGGTGATTAAATGGCTGTAATATGTCCTACTTGCAAGAAGAAGAATGAAAAAGAAGACACAATGAAAATTGGCAACAAATATTATTGCATTGAATGTGGTGAGAAACGAGAAGAAGAATTAAACAGCAATAAAGATGGTTGGGATGAATTGTTCGAGTATATTTGTGAACTGTACAAAATTAAAAAGCCAACCGGAATGATGTTTAAGCAATTGAAAGAGTTTCGGAGTGAGCCATATAAATATACCAATTGGGGTATGTTGGCTACATTAAAGTATTATCATGAGACTTTAGATAATCCAGTACTTGAAGATTCAGGATTAGGGATTATTCCATATTACTATGACCGAACAGCCAAGCATTACAATAAAAAATATCAAGTCGAAGAGTATATGGATAACTTTGAATCCGAAGAAGTGACGAAGACTGTTAGCATTAAGCCTTCAAGTAAAAAAACAAACCATATAAAACAGTTGTCGTTTAGCAGCGTTGTTGAGGGGGAAGAGGATGGCGAACAATAAAACGATAAAAAAATATTATGATAAACGCTCTGTATGTCAAGTGTTGGGTGTGTTGATGCAGGAGCCTAATAGGATTAAAATGAGAGACTATTACCTTGAACAAAAGGATTTCTCCATTGATCCACTTCATCAGATTATTTTTACTTGTATTTATAATTTAACTCATCAAGGGGTTAAAGAAATAACAATTGGTGAAATTGAAGGATACTTAGCCAACACAAACCCAGTTGAATACAGTAGGGTATTTGAAAAGTACGATGGACTTGAATGGATGAATAAAGTATTAGAGGACGCAACACCTCTAAACTTTGACTACCATTACAACAAAGTTAAGAAAATGTCTTTATTGAGAAGTTATCTAGAACAAGGCATAAATATTAGTCACATCTTAGACAAAGATGAGATTGACCCTAACTTAATTAAAGTCCAAGAGGAAATATTTGATAAGAAGACTCTGGAAGAAATCATGAAAGAAGTCGATGAGAGACATCTAGAAGCTAAACGGAGTTTTATCATTAAAGATGGCAATGAGAGTCGTAAAGCTGGGGACAATGCCAAAGAGTTAAAGGAGCAAATGAGCGAGTCACCATCTTATGGATTGGGTTTAGAAAGTGAATACCTTAACACTATTATGCGTGGTGCTTTAAAGGGCAAGTTCTTCCTTGAAACGAGAGATACAGGACAGGGCAAATCACGTATAGCGATAAAGCGTCTACTTAATTTTACTGCCCCTTTATTATGGAGCCATGATGAACAGGATTTTGTAGTAAATCCATGTGGAGGACATAGTGGGTTATACATTGGCACTGAAATGGACTTATATACAGAAATCGAACCAATGATGTGGGCTTTTATAAGTGGAGTTGAAGAAGATAAGATTGTTCATGGAAATTTGAATGATGAAGAGGATGAAAGGGTTCAGAAAGCGATTGAAATCCTTCAAGATACCAAATTGTTTCTCGAAGATGAACCCAACTTTGATTTAACTTATCTGTGGCATGTCGTGGAAGAATATAAAGTTAAACACGATATCTATGCTGTAGCATTAGATTACATAGAATTAACTAGTTCTCTTATGGCTGAATACTCAAAAGACACAAAAGGTATGGCGACAAGAGAAGATCAAGTGTTGCTCAATTTATCTACTGGACTTAAAAATATAGCGAAGAAATTAGATGTTTGGGTCTTAGGTTTCACGCAGACAACAGATGAAGCACGTAGAGATGAAGTTCGTGACCAAAGGGCTGTTAAAGGTGCAAGATCGTTACCAAATAAAGTTGATGTAGGTATGGTTACTTTTGAGCCTACAAAAAAAGAATTAGAGAAGTTGGAGCCAGTTATTGCAAAACAAAAGGGAATATTGAAAAATAAGTATCCCAATGTATGTTATTCCATCTATAAAAATCGAGGTGGAAAAGTCAAAAAGGTTAAAGTATGGGGATATCAAAATCTAGGGAACATGGAGTACATTGATATGTTCTGCACTAATGACAACTATGAGCAAATCAATATAGATAAAACAAAAATTCAAGTGGTTGATGATAAGATTACCACCTCTTAAATGGAGGTGACTTTGTGATTGAAGCAGAAGATATTCTAAAATTAATTACAACTGAAGATGTTATTGAAATATTAACTGATTTGGGCAGCGATTATCCAAGATCAGATAAACAGGGCAATTTATATTTCACTACTATATGCCACTGTGGAGATAGTAGAAAGCTTCAGTATTTCACTGATAGCAAGTTTTTTCTATGCTATACCAATTGTGGCTCAATGAGTGTATTTGATTTATTGATGAATGTAAATCACTGGACATTTGTTGAAGCACTCAACTTTTTAGCAAAGTGTAAGGGTATTAATCCACATAAGAAGAAAGTTGGGCTTCAAGAAAAGAAGTACCATAATGAGGACTTTGAGTTCTTAGATAAACATTTATACATACCGAAGAAGCATGAGTTGATTGAGTTACCTAAGTTCAATAAAGACATACTCAGAATATTCGATGATTATTACCCTGATGTATGGGAAGATGAAGGAATAAGTGAAGAGATAGCAAGATATTTTGGCATTAAGTTTTACTTTAATCAATACAAAGCAATTATTCCCCATCTTGATATTAATGGCAATCTGATTGGTATACGCAGCAGAAATTTCTTTCAGCATGAAGTTGATTCCGGTAAAAAGTATATGCCTATTACCATTCAAGGACTTACTTACAGGTATCCTACAAATTTTAACCTCTATGGCTTATATGAGAATAAAAATAACATACGTAAATTTAAGAAGGTTGTATTATTCGAGAGCGAAAAATCTGTGTGGAAGCATGGTAGTTTATACGGTCAAGAAAACAACATTGCTGTGGCAAGTTTGGGGATGACTTTGTCTTTATACCAACGAGATTTATTGTTGAATCAAGGCATTGAAGAGTTAATTGTCTGCTATGACAAGCAATATCTAGTTGAATATCTGGACGAAAAAGACTCCAAGGAGTATAAGGAGTTTGTTAAATACATAAGAAATCTAATTAAGATTGCTAAAATGTTTATCAATTATTGTAATGTGTCATTGGTTTTGTGTTGGGATGATGACCTAGACTACAAGGATGCCCCCATTGATAAAGGGAAAGAAATATTTGAGAAATTAATGAAAAGTAGATACCTTGTTTCTGACATAAAAGAACTGGAGGAGTTAATAGAATAAAATATATATCGTGGGGAAGGAGGGGATTAGGTGGCGATATTAGAGAAAGAAGTAGCCATTGTTTTAAAATCTAAAGATATAAAATATTACAAAGAAAAGGGGTACGAGATACCTAAAAAGAAGAATAAATGGGGTCATATTACAGTTATTAAAGGGACATCTATTGTAGTTAAAATTGAAGACTTATTAAAAGGAAGCAATGTTTTATTAACAAGAATTTGTGATGAATGTGGGAAAAAGGATAAAGATATACCATATTACTCTCTTTCAAGGCAAAGAGCGAATGGTGATGGGAAAGATCGTTGTTTTCAATGTGGGAAAAAATATGCAGGGAACAATAGAAAAAGTAATTTGACATATGAGAATAGTGCTGAACATTTTTGCCTAAATAATGGGTTGGAACATCTGATTAATGAGTTTAGTGATAAAAATTCAAAAAAGATGAATGAGATATCGTATGGGTCTGGTGATATATTCAAATGGAAATGTTTTGTTTGCTATAGTGAATATGAGATGTCTATGAGCAACAGAGTTTGTGGTAGAAAAAGCAGTTGTCCCTATTGCACAGGGCAAAAAACAAATCATACAAATTGTTTATGGACTACTCATCCACACATTGCCAAACTATTGTTAGATCCTGAAGTAGGATATAACTTTACGGCAGGAAGCGATGTAAGAGTGGATTTTAAGTGCTGTAATTGTGGCAATCAAATTAAGAATAAAAAGATAAATAATATAGTTAATTTTGGCTTGTCATGTCCGAAATGTTCTGACGGAATTAGCTATTGTGAAAAATTCTTCTTCAGCTTATTAACTCAACTGAAGATTGATTTTGAAGTGCAAAAATCCTTCAAATGGTCTAATAGAAAAAGATACGACTTTTATTTATCTGCTCAAAGTTGCATCATTGAAACTCACGGGAATCAACATTATAGTAAAGGATTCGTGAATTTGGGTGGTAGAACAGTGTGGGAAGAGCAAGAGAATGATAAATTGAAAGAAGAACTTGCAAGGGGAAATGGAATTCAGAAATATATAGTCATTGATTGCTCTAAGGCAGATTGTGAATATTTGATAGATAATATTCACAACAGTGAGATGTCTAACTTATTTAATTTAAATAACATTGACTGGCTAAAATGTCATTCACATGCTTGCAATTCAATAGTAAATGTTGTTTGTGAATACTGGAATAACGGGCTTAAAAATGTTACAGCAATAAGCAAGATATTGAAAATGAACAATAATACAATCGCACGATATTTGAAGACAGGTTCGTTACTACAATGGTGTGATTATGATCCGAAAGAGCAGCATGAAAAATTAAAAAATCCTGTGATTAAATTATCTTTAACTGGTGAATATCTAGAAGAATTTAACAGTGTACGTGAGGCAACACGAAAAACCGGAGTAGACATTTCAAGTATAGGTAACGTATGCAAAGGGAAGCAAAAAACGGCGGGTGGATACAAATGGGTATATGTAAAGGATAATATAAAAGAGGAGAATAACGATGAAATATAAAGCATTGTACAAAGGTTACGATTTTCTAAATGAAGATGCACTGTTAGAGACTCTACTAATTAACCGTGGAGTCTCTAACCCAGATAAGTTATTAAATTTAGACGAGTCTTGCTTATTTGATGGAATGTTAATGAAAAACATGGGTAAAGGATTGGAACTTTTACATAAACACATTACACAAAAAAGTAAAATTCACGTTCAAGTGGACAGTGATACAGATGGGAACACTAGTGCTGCCTCGATTATTCAATATATTAAGAAGGTAGATCCAACAGCCACTATTACATATTCGTTACATATAGGAAAAGAACATGGAATCATTATGAGTAGGCTGGAAGGATTCGAAATTGATTTATTAATTGTACCGGATGCTGGAACCAATGATGTGAGAGAAAGTAAGTTGTTAAAGGAAAAGGGGGCAGAAATCCTAATCCTTGACCATCACGAAATTGAACGAGTAAATAATCATGCTATAGTAATCAATTGCAAGGATGGAGAATATCCAAATGGTACTCTGTCGGGGGCTGGTGTGGTCTATAAGTTTTGCAAGGAATATGACAAAGCCTATGGTTACAACTATGGAGATGAGTTACTTGATTTAGTGGCATTAGGGAATATTGCAGACTCTATGGATTTACGTAATCCTGAGACTCGCTATATTGTGTTGAAAGGGATAAATGTATTTGGTGAACACAATCTGTTTCTCCAAGAAATCGTCAAGAAAAATGAATACCAAATTGGGGATAAGGTTAATATCACAAAAATCGGTTGGAATGTAGCTCCCTATATCAATGCCACAATCCGTACAGGAACAGATGAAGAGAAATTAGATACTTTTCGTGCTTTATTAGGAGAAGAAGAGGAGAAAGAATACACTCCACGAAAGTCTAAAAATAATCCCGAACCTACTCCACAGAAACAAACACTTCAAGAATTCATGGCTAGAGTGGTAACTAACATTAAAAGTAGACAAGATAATATTGTTAAAAAAGGTGTCGCTGAAATAAATGAAAAGATAACAGAAATGGGATTGGATGATAATAAGCTCCTGATGGTTGATGTTACAGAATTATTGGGAAATACATACACCGGATTGGTAGCAAATAAATTAGCCACCCAATATAAGCGTCCAGTTATCCTTTTGAGACAAAGAGATGATGATACATATGGTGGTAGTTGTAGAAATTACAGATTGTCTCCTATTGTTGATTTTAGGGCTTTCCTTCAGGAGCTAGGAACATTTAATCAATTATCGGGACACTCAAACGCCTTTGGATTTAACATACACATAGATCAACTTGTACCTACCAGAGATAAATCAAATGAGTTATTGAAGGATATGATTATTGAGGATGTATATAAAGTAGATTATGAAATTCCAGTAGGAAGATTAAAGAAGAAGCACATTAAACAAGTCGGTGAATGGGAAGATATTTGGGGTAATATGCTTGATGAACCATTGTTCGCAATTACTGACATTGTTATTCCAATTACCGAGATTGAATTAAAAGGTGAGAAGAAGAATATGATTCGCTTTGTATCAAAGGATATAACGTTTATAAAGAGATTCACCAACGAGGAAGAGTATAATCGTATGATTCTAAAGCAAGCCAAGGGATTGAGTAAGAAACGAATTGGCGAAGTGAAAATTGATGTTGTGGGTAAATTTAAACTCAACCATTGGGAAGGTGCTTCATATCCTCAAATCGAAATTGTTGATTTTAACTCTAAAGAGAACAGCAGATTTTTATTTTAAGTTTACATATATAAAAATATAAGTTATTATATAAATATAAAATAGATTGGAGGGTTGGATAGTGCTTAAGAATGATGATTTAGTGCATTTACATGTACATAGTGAATACTCGAATATCCGCTTGCTTTGACTCGATTAATAAAATTGGGAACCTAATTAACCATGCAGCCTCTTTGGGACAAACTGCATTAGCATTGACAGACCATGAGAGTTTAAGTGGGCATGTAAAATTTATTAAAGCAGTTAAAGAGTTGAAGAAGAAAAATAAGATTCCACAAGACTTTAAACCGATTCTCGGCAACGAAATCTACTTGGTGGATGAGGACGAAATGCGAGGTAAAATTGCAAGGGGAGAAAGTGTAAAGTTTCATCACTTTCTCCTTTTAGCAAAGGATCTGGAAGGACACCACCTGTTAAAACAGCTATCTTCTAGAGCATGGGAGAGAATGTTTAACTATAGAGGTATGGATAGAGTACCAACGTTTTACTCAGACATTGAAGAGATTATAGGCAATAACAAAGGACATATCATCGCATCTTCTGCTTGTTTGGGGAGTTATTTTGCTCAAAATGTATTAGGTTTGATTAGCCCAGACTGTCAAGATGAGATGTATTACAAGCAGAGAATTCATGATTTTGTTACTTGGTGTATTGATATTTTTGGTGAAGATGATTTTTACATAGAAATTCAACCGAGTAAAGAATCCATTGAACAAATTGAATATAACAAAATGGCTATTAAGATTGCCAAAGCATATGGATTAAAACATGTGGTGACAACAGATGTCCATTACATAAAACCTGAAGATAGAGGAATACATAAAGCATATTTAACCTCTGACGAAGAAGATGGTGGAGATAGAGAAGTCGATGCTTTTTACAGTAGTACACACTTCTTCACTATTGATATGCTACTCGATTACATGGATTATTTAGATAAGGATGATGTAATTAGTGGCATTAAATGCACCAAAGAAATTGCAGATAAAGTTGAAGAGTATGACTTAGCACACAAGCAGATCATTCCTAAGATTGTTCTACCTGATGAATCAGATTGGTTCTATGACGAGAGGTTATATAAGAAAGCAAGCGAATATCCTTCAATTAAGCAAATGATTGAGTCAGAGGAAATTTATGACCGATATTTAATTAGTCTCACTCTTAAAGGTGTAGACGAGAAAATTTGCAACTCAGATTTTGATGAAACTTTTGAGCGCATTGATATTGAATGCAAAGAGATTCTTGAAATCAGCGTTGCAAAGCAAGAACCAGTTAGTAGTTACTTCGTTACGATGGAAAAGAATATAGACATCATTTGGGAAGAAGCACAGAGCATTGTTGGGACTTCACGAGGCAGCGCAGCAGGTTTTATAATCAACTATCTTGTCGGAATAACACAGGTGAATCCTCTTTGTCAAGGCGTTCAAATGCCTCACTGGAGATTTATTACAGCGAAGCGTGTTGATTATCCTGACGTGGATATTGACATCTCATCGCATAAACGTGACATCGCATTTAAATGTTTATCCAATTATTATGAATCAATTGGTGGAAGAATAGTTCGTGTTTGCACATTTGGAACAGAAACATCGAAGAGTACCATTTTAACAGCCTGTCGTGGGTTAAGAATTAATAATGATATTGGTTTATATTTAAGTTCTTTGATAAATGTCGAACGAGGTTTTGTTTGGAGTATTGAAGATTGTTATTATGGCAACGAAGAATTAGGAAGGGAACCTATTCCCGATTTCAAAAACACTATAGATAAATATGAAGGATTGTTAGAAGTTGCTCTAGGTATTCAAGGATTAGTAAATAAACGCTCAAGCCATGCGTGTGGTGTTCTAATCGTTAATGATGAATTTACTAAGCATAACGCTATTATGCGTACTCCATCAAAGGAAATTGTTTCACAGTTCAACTTAGAGGACAGTGAGTATGTCGGCAATATAAAATATGACCTTTTGAATACAAAAACGTGTGGGATGATTCAAAAGACGCTAGAAATGCTCGTTGAACACAATAAGATTGAATGGCAAGGGACACTGAGAAAAACATACAATAAGTATCTACATCCAGACGTGATTGATAAAGATTCTATTGAGATGTGGGAGTTGCTACATAGAGGCGAATTGGTTTCTGCTTTTCAGTTCGATAGTCCAGTCGGTGAACAAGCATTGAGATCAATTAGACCAATGAATTTGTTGGAAGCTACCAATGCCAATAACCTCATGAGACTGATGAGTGAAGAAGGTAAAGAACAGCCTTTAGAAATGTATGTTAGATATAAAAATAATATAAACGAATGGTATCAGGATATGGAAAACTTTGGTCTAAATGACAAAGAGATTGATATTATGAAGAACCATTTACTTCAAGACTATGGTGTTTGTTCTTCTCAAGAGAGAATGATGTTATTATCAATGGATGACAACATTGCAGATTTCGATGTAGTTGAATCTAATGTTCTTAGAAAGTCAGTAGCCAAAAAGAAGAAGGATCTTCTTGAGCAAAGTGAGAAGCGATTGTATGAGAAAGGTGCGGAGAGTGGAGCATCTAAGACACTATTACAATATGTTTGGGATGTTCAAATAGCAATGCAACGTGGTTATGGCTTTTCTGTGTTGCATGGAGTTGGCTATACATATATTCTAATTCAACAATTAAATTTGGTTCATTATTATCCTTCAATCTATTGGAATACAGCCGTATTGCTAGTGGAATCCGGTGCGTTAGAACAAGATACATTGGAAGATGAGGAAGAAGGAGAAGAATTAAATCAAAGAAAAGAAAAGACCACCAACTATGGCACTGTTGCCAAAGCCATTGGAAATATGCAGCATCAAAACGTAAAGATTGCTCTGCCCAATATCAATGTTGCTGATTTAGGATTTAAACCGGATGAAGATAATAACCAAATTGTTTTTGGACTTAAGGGCATCATGAAAATCTCCAATGAGACTTCTAGATTGATTATGGAGCATAGACCGTTCTCTGGTCTACATGATTTTTATGAGCGAATGGTATTGACCAAAAGGGAAGTGACATTGAGTACTGGCAAGAAACAAAACAAATCCCTAGTCTCTGATAGCCAAACGATTATGCTAATCAAAGCAGGGGCATTTGATGAATTGGAGAAAAAGCCAAGAGAAGAAATTTTGACTGACTATTTGAAAATGACCAACCCTGATAAGAAGAGTATCACCTCAAGAGGTATTGAACAAGTTGTAGAAATGGGAATTGTCCCTCCTGAATATAAGGATGAAATTAGATTCCACAACTTTAGAAACTACATCAATAACAATGAGAAAATCCAAGATGAAAATTCTAAATCTGTGAAGTGGTGTTCATTGTCTAATGGAGATGAAGATGTAACCGAGTATGCAACAAATTTCTTTAATGAACATTTCGCAGGTTCGCTAACCGAAGGCAAGGATTATTATTATGATGACAGAGGCATTATTTACGTTGCAATGGGAACAAGTCGTAAAGGATCTTTCACTGAAGTATGTAAGCAAAAGATGAGTGGGTTCTTAAAATGGCTTGAAAGTAAGGATTGCTTAGATAAGTACAATGAGCATATGTTCAATGTAGTTAAAAGAGAGAATATGAGTGGCAACATTAGTACATGGGAAATGCAAAGCATGAATTATTATAGTTCTTCACATGAGTTATCTAATGTTGATATGGAAAAATACACTGTTGTCAACTTCAGCGATTTACCGGAAGAGCCAGTAGTTATTGGATTTACAAAATACAAAGGAATGGACTATCCGAAATTTGAATTGTCTAGAATTGTAGGAACTGTCCTAGACAAAGACAAAATCAAACACATGATAACTTTGTTAACACCAGATGGAGTCGTACAAATAAAATTTTATAGTGGACAGTTCTCCTTTTATGATAAGACTATTTCCACAATTGGCGAGGATGGTAAGAAGACTGTATTAGAAGAGAGTTGGTTTAAAAGAGGGAACCTTCTACTGATTACCGGATTCCGAAGGGGCGACCAATTCAAACCTAAAAGGTACAATGGCTCTGTGTTCCCACACACAGTACAAAAAATAATGGACGTTCAAGAAGATGGTAGTTTAATTCTTCAAAGTGAACGTTATAGAGAGGAAGAAACTCAATGAGTGAAAGCAACTACATAAAATGTAAAGTTATGTTTGGCTATAAACTCTTTCCTAAAACTCCCCTTGTCTCAGGGGAGTTTGCAATAGTAAACTTTGATATTGTTCAAGTTTTAGAAGGTGAAATAGATAAGTATTCCGCAATATTTAAAGGTGTAATGTGTGAAATAGAACGAAATGAAATATATACTGTATTGGCTGAAGAAGTAGAAGATCCAAAATGGGGGAAACAGTATGAGATTAAATATATTGGTCAGCCAGCCAAATTGGATACTGAGAAAGACCAAAAAATTTTCTTATCCAAAATTCTCACAGAGGCACAAATACAACATCTATACGATACCTTTAAAAATCCAATGGAGGTGATTCAATCTAAAGATATAGAAAAACTATGCCAAGTAAAGAACATTGGAGTTGCTACTGCCCACAGAATTATTGATAAAGTGTATTCCGCTATGGATTATTCTAAGGCTTATATTGAGTTAGATGGTTATGGACTCACTAATAATATGATTCAGAAACTCGTTGATACTTATAACAGTCCTGAAGTCGTTATACAGAAAATCAAAGAAGATCCGTACATACTAGCAAATGATGTAGAGGGGATAGGTTTCCACCGAGCAGACGAAATCGCTCTCAGTAATGGATACACACTGAATCATCCTAAAAGGTTATTTAATCTCTCCAAACACATCCTACACGAGTACGCCAATCAAGGTCATAGTTATATCAATGCTTATGACTTTATGTATAGAGTTGAGGAAGAGACTGGTGAGGATTTAGATCATGAGGCATTTGGTGAGATTATTAAAACAAACAAAGACTTCTACATATTCGATTTAGATGATGAGCGATTCATAGCGTTAAAAGAAATCTACAACCTAGAAAAGAAAATCGCATCCGAATTAATCAGACTCAAGGATTCTCCCAACAACTTTAGTTTTAAGAACTGGGAGCAGAAAATTAAACGTATTGAGGAGGAACAAGGTTGGGCTTATACAGATGAACAGTTGAATGCTATTAAAGAATTACTATATAATCAAGTCCTAGTGGTTACTGGTTTCGGAGGTACTGGTAAAACTTCAACCGTAGGGGCAATGACTGAAGTGTTGTCAGGCTATAGTTTTGCTCAAACTGCACTATCTGGTAGAGCTTCTTCAAGGATGCAGGAAATCACAGGTGAAGAAGGGTTTACCATTCATAGGCTACTTGGCTATAATCCATCACAAGGTTTCTTGTACAATAAAGACAATCAACTAGACGTTGATATAGTTATTGTCGATGAAGTTTCCATGATTGGTGGAGAAATATTCTATAAATTAATATCTGCCATCAAATCAGGAACTAAACTAGTCCTATTAGGCGATGAGGGTCAGTTGGAGAGTATTGGTGTCATGAACATTTTAAATGACTTACTTAAGAGTGACACCATTAAAAGTTGCCAATTAACGAAGATTCACCGTCAAGCAGCGAAATCCGGTATTATTGAAACAAGTTTAAAAATGCGTAACAAAGAACAATTGTTTGATAGAAACTTTACCGGACAGTTGATTATTGGAGAATTACAAGACTGTGAAATAAACATCACACAAAATAGATCAAGGGTTCCTAAAATGATTGAAGAGCACTTCATCCATTGGCTTGGGAAAATGGATAACATCTTAGAGTTGCAAGTGATTGTACCTATGAAGGATAGAGGAGAAACAAGTTGTTATCCTTTAAATTTAAGGCTACAAGATATATATAATCCTATCAAGAAGGGATTAACAACTAAAAGTATCACCCTTGTTAAAGATAAAAAGGAGTTTACTGTTAGAGTTGGAGATAAGGTAATCAACCGTAAGAACAATTACAAAACGCTAAATAGAAATGGTGTTATCACTCCTATTTATAATGGTTACATTGGAATTGTTAAAGAAGTAGATGAAGAAATGAAAACTCTTATTGTTGACTTCTCAGGTGTGGGAGAAATATTTATCAACAAGGAAGCATTGGGAGGGATAGAACTTGGTTATTGTATCACCACTCACTCTAGCCAAGGAAGTCAATTTGACGTTGTGATTTATGGATTGGATCATTCTGCGTATAAACTGTTAAATAAAGAACAGGCTTATACAGGAGTTACGAGGGCAAAGAAGTATTGTTCTGTGGTAGCTGAGAATAAGTCGTTGCGATATGCTATTTCTAAAAGTGAGGTTAAGACCAAGCAGACATTCCTAAAAGATTTATTAGACAACTGATAATAAACATAAAAATATCATTTACAAATTAGTACAACCGTAGTATACTTAAAACAACAAAGGAAGTGATTACCACTTAAACAATCACTTCCTAAGAAAAGGAGGTTATACATATGCAATTGTATCACATCAGCAACAAAGTCCTTGAGAGTTATCGCACTTATGTCAAAGGTAACAAACACGTCAATCGGTCATTAGCCATGAGGAAGTTAACACGCAATGTTCAACTGTCAGTGAAATCACCATTGCCATTTAAAGATAGTGGGCTTCAGATGTATCATTACGGCAACTTGGACATTGTAGTAGATCCTAAGAAGCACCGTATTGTATCCATCAGAAACTTTAAAGGTGCTACAGTTGAGTGGTTTGTGAAGGATGAGGTTAAGTATCAAGAGTTGAATAAAGAATACCGGATAGATGAGTTAGAGGAAAAGTTGAAACAGGAATATGAAGTTAGTGTTGGATTTTAATAAAGCGACAATTTTATCTTAATATAGGAGGTAAGTTATGAG